GAGTTTGTGCTGTATTGGTGGTTTGTACTTTTATTTAACTTCATCTCAATTTGATAGTTTTGGGCTTCGTAGGTCGCTACGTTTCATAGCCAAACCGTTATTTTTAATTAAATATCTCTCTTTGTGCTGCTGGAGGTAATCGCTCAATTATCCAATCAACATCCGTGTTAAACTTTAATCTCCCAAACTGAACAATACATAAAGCATCTGCGCTCCATAAAGTCGGCTTTAATTCTGGATAATATTTTAATGCAGCAGCTTTGTATCGGTTCTTTCGGTCTTTTTTACTCTCTCCCTTTTTTCTTAAATTCAATCCTCCTTGCCACGATTGAGGATAAACTTGCACAAAAGGAATTTTAGTCAATGTCAAAACTGTTTTTAATTGCTCATAATTCGCTAACATTTTCTGTATTCCAAACCTTTTCCCTGCATCATCTGTATCGCTATGAAAACTCTGTACTTTCTCAATGAAACAGATCGGCTTTTCGTAAGTGTCTTTTATGTAAGTCAAGTAATCACTTAACTCCTCAACTTTCTTTGGCATCTTTACCGCTGTAATTCCTGCCTTATAATTATAAACTGCGATACCTCCGCTCGCTCCTGGGTCAATTCCAACGATTGTTTTTGCCTCCATATTTTTAATTTACTATCTCTCTTTGTGCCTGTATTGCTCTCGGTAAACAATTCAAAACACTCAAAGGAAAAGATTTTTTATATTGGTTTATTACTTTGCAAAAACTCGTTAACTCCGATAAAGTTTTGCAATTTCTTATTATTATTTTCAACTCCTCTAAACTGTACATTGTATCACTTTTTTAATATCAATTTTTTCATCAATCAACTTATCAAAATAAACTCTAATCCTCTCATTGTACTCAATCCTTTCTGCTGAACTCATCAAAGCTGGTGCAATCTTATTTTTGTGATAATCTTGTATAATTGCCTTTTTTTCTTTTCGAGGAGCATCACTATCAATCAACTTGCGATATGCTCTGTCAATGGATTTTTTGCTCATTTTCTCCTCTCCATCAATCAAACCTCTACTAACAAACTCCTTATAAAAGATACTTAATATAAAATTTGGCTCAATTTTATCATTCTTATACTTATCAAAAGCATCATAAATATCATTGTAAAAAGCCTCCTTATTTTTCTTTTTTTGCTCGGCTGTAATTATGTACTCTGGAGGAGGTAATGCCTTTCTAACTTTATTCCAAACCTTATTTTTTTTGGCTTTATAAGCATTGAGTATCTTGGTATAATACTCCATTGAAAACGCTTGGTAATGGTTCTTATCTGGATTGCCATTTTTATCTTTTGGCAACCACTCATCCAACTCTCCAACTGCTGCCAATTCAAAAGCCATCTTGACCTCCTTTAAACTTAAATCCTTGTAGTAATTTTTTAGAGTAGTGAAAAATCTGGTTGCATCATATTTCATAATGCTTGGGTTATTCCAATCCTTAACTCCAATATCTCGGCAAATCATTTTAGCAGACTTTGCCACCACACTAATCAACTCCTCATCGGTATATTTTCTAATCGGTTGCTCAACTCCTGCATTTGCAATCATCAAATCTCTCTCTCCAACCTTTAACAAAACATCCTCATTCTGGAGAAGTAATATTTTATCATTCAAATATTTGTCCTGTCTTAATGCAAGAGCATTTCTCTTTCTTTCTATTGGTAACATCGTTATAAAATTTACATATTCAAATAATCAATCATATCTTGGTCAAGCTCCTTTTGCTCCTCTGGACTTTTAACCATCTGCAACTTTCCTGCTTGTTTGTCTTTCTCCATAAATGTTCTGGCAGTTGCAACCCATCCATTTGCTGTCCTCTTTACTGTTTTGCTCTCGCTCCAATTATTGACTTGTCTGTGGTAAAATTCCAAATCAACTCCTGCATCATCCAATCCTTTTAATTTTTGCTTAAAGATAATCAAATCAAAAAAAGCGGAATTTTTAAATAAAACCTTTGCATTTTTATTTGGTTTTTTACCAAACAAATCTTGCTCTCCTTTTGCCTCCTCTGGAGAAACCGAAACCTTTGGTTGAGGTTTAATAGGTTTATTCTTTTTACTTTTATTATTATTAGTTTTATTCTTATTAGTATTAAAATTTTCTAATTCAAGTTTTGAAGTATTTTCAATTCCAGTATTTAAAAATTTTAAAATCTTGTTTTCAACTATTTTGAAATGTAGTTTTGCAGGAACTCCTTTAAGTTTTGTCTCTACAAATCCAACCTCCATCAACAACTTTAAAGCCTTTTTTTGACTATGATAAGTTAGTGTTGTATCTCTCTGGATATTATCAGCAGTATTAAAAAAATATCCCTCATTATCAATCTCATCTCTGGTGTTAAAATACAACTCTTTATCTGCTAAATCTGCTAACAATAAAGCTGCCTCTATACTTGTAACTCTTGCTATGGTTTTGTTAACCATCCAATATGCTGTATGCCCTAATATTTTTCCAATCATAAACCTCTTTGCTCTTTAAATTCTTTCCACGATAATTCTTTGTTATAGATATTCATTGCCTCCTCAATCAACTTAACTCTTGCCTCATTCAAATCCTCATAATATCCTGTATGGTTGGCTTTCCAAAATATCGTATCTCTTACAACAGGATAAAAACCCAAATGCTCTCCTGTATGCTCGTGGTACTCTGGCACAACTCCTATTGGTATTCCTACACTACAAAACCAAGTAATGTAATATCCATATCTCATCTCAAATGGCATCTTATTCCAATAACTCTCATAAAACATCAACATCCCACTCTCGCACATCTTAAACAGATACTCATTGGTTGCTTTGTTTTCTGGATTAACGCACCACTTATAAAAATCTTTATTCGCTCTCTCTACTAACATCATAATAATTCTGGGTTTTCGTAAATATTACCAATTACCTCTCCATTTTCTCTCTGAAAAGCATCTATTCTACAAGTTGTTTTTTTATCCCAATGCTTATATCTAATAGCCCAATATCCATTTTCATTCCAAACTATAAAATAATTTTTGTTGTCATCTTCTGGAAAACTATTTTTATAAGACATTATATCCCCCTCATAAATCTCAATCCCATTCCTGTCTGTCAATCCTGTAAACTGCATCATAATTGGGTCATTTTCTCCATTAATTAAAATATCATAATCAACCCATATTTTGCATAAACTATCGGCATATCTATCCTCCTCCTGCCTCATCATTACGGCATTAAAACTATCCCATATTCTAAATTTTAAATCTCTCATAAATAAGAAAACCGTAACGCCTTTGAGGTTGCAGTCTCTCCAGCGATACGGTCAATATTTTTTTAGGTTTGGTTATCCTCGGCTGCAACTCGATAACTCGATGTTAAATATACTATTTTAATTCCCATCTCCAAGTAAAGGTGTTTGCTCTACATTCAACATCGCTCCCTTTACTGCCTCAATATTCTCTTTACTTTGGTTGGGTATCAATGATACAACAGGGTATCTGCTTTTTACTCCAGGCTTTTGACTTTTCGCAAATACAACATTCAAATCAAATATTACTCCTCTTACAGAACCTCGGCTTTGCATCATCAAATCAAACGTATCTCTAATAGCAGGAATTGTTGATGCCTCGCCTTTAGTTGAGTATTCCCAATATCCTGCAATATCTTTGACTTTAGGCAAGAAAAAACGCAAGGTCAAAATAACCTCCCATCCTTTTTTGTTTCTCTGTTTCTTGTGCAAATCCTCCATCAAATTTGGATGGTCAGCGATTGAGTATTTTACATACTTATCTCCATTCCAAACCTCAAACTCCTCTCCATCTCCAGAAGCAAACAACTTTCCCTCATTATCTCGGTACTCATACCTCTCATTGCACATTGTTTCGTAATTATCCTCCCAGAAAACAATTTGCAAAGTCTTGGGTTTATTTGGGTACGCTTTATCAAATAAAGCTTTATACTTTCCAGATGCTAAAAAATAATCGCAAGAACGTGGGTAACCTCGCTCATCTTTATATCCTGTCTTAACCATCCCAACTCTCGGCATTTTAAACGCTTCAACTTTCTCTGGTCTTTTAATTCTACCTTTTGCCATTTTTTATGCTTTAAAATATGTTTCAAAAAATCTATCTGGAATATCCAAACCTTTCTCCTTGCAATGCTCCATAAAAGATGCTACTACATTTGCATTATGTTCTGTTTTTTGCTCCTCATCTTTTAAATCAACATACCTCTCAATCTCATCCATTCTCTTAATTATATTCCCATTATCATCAACAATACAACTAAACACTTTCCCTGTTTTTGGGTCTCTATGATTTTTCACTTTAGGTACAGGAACAAAAAAACCTCCTGTGCAGTTATCATTATTATCAAATGTAAATACTGCTGCTCCGTGTTCCAGATATTCCACACTTGCAAATCCTTTTACACTTTCTTGCATTTTATTATACAATTCACTCATAACTCAAACGGTTTATAATTAATCTCTAAACTCTCAATCTCAAAATCTGCATTTGCAGTTATTTGGTTTTCTGTCTTAAACGCTATCAATTTCGAGCGGAATGCTTGTTGTATGCTCATATCTCTAATCTCGCTATCACTTACATCCTTTCTCAAAAAGAATTGAGTAGCAGGGCTTATTTCAATTCCCTGCTCCCAATTTTTTAAAATTAACTCTCCCATTACTTCGTTGGTTTATCCTTTTCAACCTTTCTCTTTTTAACCAACTCGCTCAAAGTCATCTCCTGCATATTCCCATCAATACCATTCTCAATATTAATCTCTCCAGATATAACAACAACGGTATCATTTCTCCTGTCTTTCTCTACTCTCGCCAACTCAACCAAATGCTTTAATTTATAAGCGCTCTTTGCCTCTGTTTGGTCTTTCAGATTATAAGTAGGTTTTGCACCTCTCCAATCCTTTGGCGACCAATTAAACCTTTTCTCAATCGGCTTATCTGGAAAATGAGCATCCCACATCTCATTGTAGGCTTGTAACTGCACCTCGTGTTCCTCATAAAACCCTTTGCGACCACTTTTGAAATCAATTATACATCTTACTCCATCAACGTGCTTTGTGGTTTTTCTCGGTTGCCCCTCTCTTGCTCCAGACTTGTAAACCTCGCCCCAATGACCAGAAATCTCGCCAGATATTTCAGCAACTAAATCAATGGCTCCTGCATATCCATCTGTTGGGTGGCTTAATACAATCTCAATCGCTAATGGCTTAACATTGTAATCAATCATAAATTGAGCAAAGGCAAGTATATCCTTTTTCAACTCGTCTACGTGGTTTATGAAATCACTTGGCAAACTCTCTGCCTCAATAAATGCTTTCAATCTACTCTTTAGCTTTTCCGTATCATACTTTCTGTTAATCAACAACTCTGCAATCTCGGTGTGCATAAAAGTTCCATAATCAGCTCTCTCCTGTGCATAATTTCTACTCTCATCATATCCCATCTCCGCAATCCACTTAATCAAGTGAGGACTTGTAGGCATCGTTTGTTTTATCATCGTGGTAACTGATGTAAAGAAATCTGGTTGCCCATTCTCATCAAACTTGTAATAATACCTGTGGTTTGTTCCTTGCAACCTATAAATTTTCTCTGGTGCCTCAACCAACGCATCCGAATTAAAGAAAACCGCCAACATCTCCTCCGATGTTAAGCCAGGTGCTAACTCATACACTCCTTGCGGATTTTCAGCCATCATCTCCTCAAAGGCTGTAATCTCTTTTGCTCCGTGTACTTCAATGTTCTCCGCTTTTTTACTCTCGTTTTTACTCATTTTAATCTGTTTTTATTGTTAAACATAATATACTCATTAATCCACTTACTGCCATTATAAAATATTGGTGCGTGGCTTCATAAAAGGCTGCAACTATAAATGCTCCTATACAAATCACACCAAACAAAATGGCGAATATTTTATTTATTATACGCTCCGCTCTCATACTTATCTAAAATTTTTGGGTTCATTGGTTTTATTCCAAACAAAAAGTTTGCATCTACTCCTGTAACCTTACAAAGATGATGCACCCACTCTGGGTCAACTCTCTTTGTTCGGCCACCTATCAAATTGCTCATATTTACAGGTCTTGTTTTTTCACTCGCACCTCCAAAAAAAACATCTGCCAAACCTCCCTTTAAAATACTTGGCTCACTTTTAGCCTTGGTCTTTTCGTGAAAGTCCAAAGCCTCCTCAATTCTTAACGCTGGTTTTCCCATCTATTCTCTTTTTTAAGTTAATCATTCATTTCCGCAATCCTGCACTCTTTTGAACAGAAATGCCCATCGCAAGGCACACCACAAAAACTGCACTCATTGTCTTTCTCATCATCGTAAGGGTTGGATAACTTCCAATCATCGTAATTCATTTGCTCTCGGTTTTTAAAATTAATATGGTCAAATTTAAACATTAATTTTAAATGCACAAAGTATTAATTCAAACAAAAAGCCACTAACAGGATTGCTAGTGGCTTCGTTTCGCAGATAAACCGAGAGCGGTCGGATATTAGCGGAGTGGTACAAATATAAGACTTTCATATTGTACTGTAACATAAATTTACGTTGCTACCTCTTTTTTTATCCATCTCTCTACAATCATCCCATTACTGTCAAGCTGTACCAAACACAAATCCCTTTGCCCATCGCTCATCAAAACCTTTTTAACCATCGCTGTGCTTTCTGGTCTTGTCTTAAAAAATGGGTCTTTATAAATCTGTATATTTTGATTAACTGTTGGCTCAACTATCGTATTAATTGGCACAACATCTCTATCAATGAAAACATCGGCTCTAACGTCTAAGGCTTGTAAATCTGGCATAACTAATCAATATTATTTAAAATCTCTTTTGTTTCAAACCTCTCTCGGCTTGTTACATAACAAAGATAAGGGTTTAAATCGTAATCCTTATCCTTATTCAATTTCTCTGTTATCTCCTCGGCTATCTTAACCGCATCCTCTAGAGAGTTTATTGGTAACTCAACTCTAATTGTCGCAAAATATCTCATAACTTCAAATACTCTCTTTCTCCAATTTTCAAAACAACTCCATCAATACTCAATTGGCTTGTTATCTCCATATACTCTCCATACTTAATCGTAATCTCATCCTCTACAATCCAATACTCATATTCAAAACTCACATCTCCAGAACTAAAAACAACTTTCTCTCCATCAAAACTCGCATCCTCATCATCATCGCTCAAATCATCCCAATCTCCCAAAATAAGAACCTCATAATTTTGGCTCAACTCCTCCTGCATCATTCTCTCCTCAATACTATCATCAACCGAGCAACTCGCAAACATTAACATTCCTAAAACTAAAATCAAATTTCTCATAATATCTCTATTTTGAATTAATTATTCTTTTTACAAACTTTCCCTCCATCATCAATATTCAATCTCCCAACATTCGCCAACTTATCAGCCATCTCATTAAACTCATTCCCATTATGACCTCGTACCCAAGTAACATTTAATATCGTTCCTCCTTGCCTGTGCTTTTCCCTAATCTCCATAAACCTCTCCCAAATTTCATAATTCATTTTGCTTTTTAACTTTCCCTTTCTCAACCATCCATCAAGCCATTGGTTAATCCCATCAACGCAATACTTACTATCGCTGTAAATATCAATGTTATGTCCTACATCAATACTCTCCATCGCTTTAATTATTGCTTTCAATTCCATTCGGTTATTGGTAGTATCAACATATTTCTTACTGCTGTACTTTTTCAAATGGTTTTTGTTTCTGTGTTTGGCTGTTATTACATAGCCAAAACTTCCGATGCCTTTTGTATTATCACAACTTCCATCGGTGTAAACGCTTATTAACATAAATTTTCTGGATTTGGTAGAGGTAATATTTTAAAACTATGTTTCATTCCCTCCTCTGGTTCAAACTTGTTTCCGCACTTTGGGCATTTTACATAATCAATATAATCTTTATTTAAGATTGTTTTGATTATTCCTTTAACCTCTGGTTCATCTGTGCAATTGTAGAGGTTTACCAAATCCTCTCTAATTTCATTCAAAATCTCATATTTTGTCATTATGTTTTGTTTTAGTGAGAGTAAAAAGTAACACGAACTCCAGAACGTAATTTGCATACAACTCTATCATCCATCGCATTAAAACTTCTTTGCACAAACTTATTGACCATATTAACTCCTATCAATCGAATTAATCCAGATACTCCAACTAAAGTATTCAAGTTCTTTCCATACTTATTTGTAGTGTGAACTTTGATTTTGAAATTTCTGTTTATTTCTCCTGTGGTGAATTTTAGACCGTCATAAATTGAATGTTCCATTTTTGCTCTCGATTAAATTATGGGTTAAATTTAAACATAAAGTTTAAATGCACAAAGCATTATTTCTTAAAATTTAAGTTTAAATATTATTTTTACCGAAAATACATTTTGCGAGGTTTTTATTTCTCCAGAATACGAATTGTTATAAAAATAAAAAACCCTTGTTACAGGGTTTAATTTTCACTTAATCGGTTATATCTAAAATATACTAATGAAAATCTTGCCTCCATAGTACATATTCTTATCAATCAATCCAACATTTGCTCCAAATCCAATCTTTCCAGATAAATAAGCTAATCCAATGTTTGGCAAATACAATTCATTCTCTTGGTAATAATCTAATCCTCCAAAAGCATACAACCTTGGTTGCTTTGTTTTCTTTTCCTCATATCCTAATTGTAGATCGCTTAACCTTAACACATCCTTACTCAACTCAAATATTCGGTCATTCTGTTTCTGGATTGTTTTTAAAGCTACAATATTATCATTGGTTATTTTAGCAATGGTGCTGTCTTGCTTTCTTATAATCTCCAGAAGCTGTGCGTTGTCTTTTCGCAACTTTCTCTCATTCTCAACAAACTTGGCTTTATCTATTGTCGCCTGCTTGTCTAATAGTGTCGTTTCTTTTACTTGGTCGATAACGACTGTTTGCGAGTATATTAGCTGCTGTGATAAAATCAATATCATAAACAGGGTTAACCACTTTCTTTTTTGCTTGGTTGTACCAATACTTACTATCTGCCTTTGCTCTCTCATTTGATTGTATTAAAGTTTTAATTTTATTGTCTCTCTCCTCTATTTCAGTTCCAACCTTTTCCAAAGCAATATCTTTCTCTTTCTGGAGGTCTTTTTTTATATCTGAAATTAAACGGTTTCTCTCACTTCTATCATAGAAGTGTTTTGCTGTTGCTATCCCAATCAATGCAACTATAATCATTACATAATATTTCTGCTTAATAATCATAGTCCAATATTTTTCTCATCAATACATATTGACCTCAACCACGCAGAAACATCAAAGCTTGGGCAACTTTTATTTGAAATCTGGTTATGGCCAATTACTTTAATATCTGGATGCCTCAAAATCATATATCTCACATACTGCTCTAAAGTATAATTTTGCTCATCTGTTCTCGTGTCTTTTGGTGGGTAAAACCTCATCCAAGCCTCTTTGCTTGAACTTGCACCACCTACATACGCAATATGCCTGGCAATTCCATTATATCCTCTGGCACCATTTGAAATTTCCCAACTATCAACATTATCATCTTGGTCAAATTCAATCAAGTTCTCCAACCTACCATCAATATGCACCATATCTGAATAACCAACCCTTGACCAACCACGCTCTTTCAAATGCCATTTCTCAATGTCTTTTTTTGTTATCTCTCTGCCCTCTGGTGTAGCAAGGCAATGAATTACTAAATACTTTAATTTTCCCATCTTTTTACTTTTTACTCCTTAATCTATCTAATAAAAAATCTATCAAAGCTCCTAAAAACTTATCAATATCCCATTTATAAATAATATACTCTGCAATTTTTTCTCCAGACATTGCAACAACTCCAACCAACAATGGTATGTAACTATTCTCAATCTTTCCCTCAACAAAAGGATAAACAAAATATGCACATCCAATCCCAACTATAAAACTAATAATTACCCTTGTAAAATTCATTTTCTCCCTTTTTACTTGTGTTGCTATCTTAATTGATATTGCGATAAATGCAGGTATAAATATCTTAAAAAAGAATGTAGTAAGTTCCTCATAAATCTTTGGTTCTCCTTTTGGTGTCATTTATAAACTTAATTATTGCGAACAGTACTATTGCTATTCCGATTAATATTTCATTTACTCCAAAACTTGTATTGTCAAAAAACATCTCATCAAAAAAATTATTCAATGCTAACGAAAACAAAACAAATTTTATACTGCTCTTTTTATCATTTAAGAAAATATACAAACATAGCAACAATATAAACAACCCATTGCCTATGTAGAAACTACCTTTTGGCAGATAACTCCAAAACAAATAAGTAATCAAACTTACTACTGTTGCTATGTATAATAATATTCTCATCTATCATCTGGCCTATCTCCAATCAAACTCTCCCTGCTTTGAGCGTTTTTTGGTGTGTAAAATATTCTTTCAAGCATTTTTAATATAGCACTATGAAACCCAAATGCTAAAAAATAACTTGCTACAAACACGCCTAAATTTAACTTAACTGATACTGCATAAATAACCGTTACAATCAAACTAAATACCAAAACCTTTAAAGTGGTACACCATCTTTTTAACATTGGTGTTGCTCTTATAAAATACCCTGATGCTATAACCAGAACAAAAACAACCCAATTAATCATCGGCAATAAGTGTTGCCACACATCATTTAAAAAATCCATATTCTTATAATTTAAAATTAATTTTGTTTCTATTTTTTTTATCTATTAAAATTCTAAAGTTAATATTACCTCTTTACTCATAGCCAAATGTCCTGCTACGTTTGGGTGCAAATTATCTCCTAAAAATAAACTACTATTATTAGTAACCCCCAACCCATCAACTGTTAAAACTTTTCTAAAATCAATGTAACGCACTCCTTTTTCTTTTACCCAATTACTAACATCTTCGCAATATTGCACTCTATCTGCTCTTGGGTGCAAGGTTTGTAAAATAGGCTCGACACCAGCATTATTACAAGCTGTTATGAAAGCATCTACATTAGTAGTGTATTGAGAAAAATTACTTGTGTTTATACCTGCTCCATAGATACATTTTTTAGGTTTAAATAAACCTAAGTAAAAGTTTAAATCCCTTGCTATATCTAAAACTGTATTACCTCCTAAAGAAGTTATAGCGGTTAACGTATTTATTGAAACAATACCAGCCCACCTATTACTCGAACCCCCACCAACTAAAGACCTTATAGTATCTCCATTTACTATACTATCACCTATTATAAGTACATCGGGTTCTGCGGGTAATTGACTACTATAATTAGCCTCTTTTACTACTATGTCGCCGCTTAAAAACACTAAACCGAATTTATCATATCCCTGTCCTGTGCTATCTACGCTGGTAGTTCCGTCATACTCAAAACTAAAACTGTTTTCAGCGTTTACAAGTGTAATTTTTTCTTGGTCTGCGTTTCTCTCGTATCTTACGATAGTTTCTGCATTTTTAATTGTAAAAGGTATGCTCTCTTGTTTTAACACATTTGTAGGCATCGTACCTTTCACCTCTTGTTCATACAATTTTATAACTCCATTAACCAAATCAAAACCTACAACGTGTCCGCCTAGTGTTGATAGTTTTTTATGATAATTTGTTAAAAGCACTTCACTAGGTGCAACCATATCAAATTTAAAAAGCGTTACGAAACTATCAAGGTTACTATGTTGGTCATATTCAATAATTGTGTTTATATCTCCACTTACAGGAGATTGTAAACCATCAATGTTAGAGGTAAAACCAGCATTTACCCAATTAGCTGGCAAATTAGAATTTCTAAAATTAGTATAAACTATATTACCTACTTTTTTGTAGTTGCTTAGGTTGTCTATTTGATTTTTGTTATAATAGTTTTGATTATTTGATGTTATTTTTTCATCAATTAAAGGCTCTATTTCGGAGATAACTTTTAATCTTAAAGAAAATTCAAAAGTAGCATTTAACAAATCTCCTTCGTTTATAGTGCTTGGTAAACTACTATTACCTGCTATATATCTTGTGCTACCTGTACCCGAAACAAATTTAACACCTCCACTACCTCCTACAATTAACGTACCTAAATAATCGCCTTCTAAGAATGTAAAACCACTAACATCAGCTACATTATTACTAAAAATAGCACTATTAATTAATGTAAATACCCCACCACTTTCTCTATATTGAGCAAAATGTATAACACCCGTTGCGTTTGTTTCTATCTCTACTTTTGCGTAATTTATCGCATCTGCTCTTAATGATAAATACAAAGAACCTTGCTGATTACCAAACGTAGTACCTGCTACAAATTGACCTTTGTAAAATCCTTGCAACTTATTATCGATAACCTCACTGGTGTAATAATCTTGGTTGTTTTGTTTTATTTTCTCGTGTACGGTAGAATTTTTTACAAGTTTTAAAGAAAAAGTAAAACTGCTTGTGTTTAAATTGCTTTCTGTTATAGTAGCAGGAATACTCGAATTACCTCCAACATATTTTGTATAATTACCTCCAGAAATAAACTGCACTCCTCCTGTTGTACCTCCTATAATTAAAGTACCAAACCAATCATTAACTTGTACATCAAAACCAGATATATCAGCTTTCCCATTTATTATCTCTACTGAATTTTGCAAAGTATAAACACTATTTTCCTCCCTATAATGAACTAAATAAGGCGTTCCATTTGTAACAACATTAACCTCTGCTTCATCATAACTATCAAATTCAGCTCTAATTGATAAATATAAATTTCCATTTTGATTGCCATAACTCCCTGCAACAAACTGTCCTGTAAAATTTCCATCAACTTTACTATCTATCTCTTTTTTGGTATATGTTTTAAGTAAATCTGTTTTTTCCCAAACACTATTTATTAAATCATAACTAAATAAATAAATACCACTTTCTGTTATACTGATGTTAGAAAAGTGTTGGTAATTACCGACTTCATTTGCTAAATAAATCACTTTCCTCTCTGGTGTTTGTGGATTAGTATTTAACTCTGCAAGACCAATATACTCTCCATCCCCTAATTGTGGAATAATGTTTTGAGTAAGTATATTTCTCAATACCTCTCCTGTAATCTCGTTATTGTCGTTATCAGTAATTACTGCCTCGACTGCTGCTATTAATGTTTCCCAAGCCATTTCTTTTGATGTTTTTAGTTGTTAAAATCTGTATTAAAATCCGTGTTGAACTCTCCAGAGTTCGCTGGTAGTATTCCCTTTCCTACCTTTTTAATAACGGTGTCGCATTCAAACTCGACCTCCATTACTGCCAAATTACCTTGGTCTTTCCATTTAGGTTCAAAGATAATGTTTTCAATTTGGTATTTCTTTCCCTTGTCATTCAGCACAATATAATCGTGCATCCTTACTATTCTCAAAGCATCACATAAATACTCTGGGCAAAGAAACTCAAATTTGTATTTCTTTTCACTAATCTGCTTCTCTATAAAAATATAGCCATCTCTTTTTTGAGCCTGTTCCTCAAATGGGTACCCTGGTTTCCCTATCTCTGTTCTAATGTAACAGTAATTTTTGAAAGGAGGCGTGTAATCAATATGACCTCCTGTATAATACATATTATCCCTGTCGTGGTATGTCAATTTCACATAATTACTCAAATTTTCAACCACGGTAAAAATCTCGCTAAACCAATTCTCAACTCCATCTCCTATCTCCAGATAATACTGCCCTGCTGTCATTCTGAATAAAGGAAAAATTAAAGCACTTGGATTAATTATTAAATCATAACCATCGCTCTCAAATCTCTTAATATTCAATCCTGCTCCATTGAACTCTGTTAAAATATTTGTCTCTGCTCCTGTTTCAAAACTTACAATCTTGGCTTTATTAATCGTGTTTTCTCTGGTTTCTCTCCTTATCTGGAAAGGTAATATTTTTGATGCCTCACTAATTAATGGGTAAACCTCTCCAAACGATTGAAATTTCTTGTAATCCTGTTCGCTTACTTCTCCATAAAAAGGCAATATGCTTAAATTATTATTTGGTATCATATTAATCCGTGTCGTGTTTAATTGTTGCTTTTATTATTCTACTATCCATATCAATCTTTAAACTATCAACAATCCCATCTCCTAAATTCGTTCTAATGATATTGTAAGGACTGATTTGTAATTGAGCAGGAAAAATAACCTCCTGTTTTTTATGTCTTGTCTTATTCTGGAATAAATAAACCTCCTCTCCGTTTATGATCGCTCTATCGCCTGGCAAATCATAAATGTAAAATTTTGGATGCAAATATAACCAACTCAAAAATCCGTTTTGCATTACAACCTCTTGGTTATAACCAATATCCATTTCAATAAATGGAACTCTTTTAACTCCATTAACATCAACCGTTGAAAGCAAACAAAAACCATCCTTGCTAACCTCTTGCGGATTGCTCATAACAAAATCAATATCTGTTGTTATTCCATTTACTGCCATATCCTCAATTCGTCCTCTCTGCACATAGTTTCCAACCATCTCTATTGCTTTTCCCTCAAACGGTGGGCTAACATCATCCATCCATCCAAACTCAAACCTTTCTGGCATCTCCTCCTTATTATACTCATATTTACTCTGTGAGAAGTTCCATTTTTTTGCATTTCTTGGTTGCTTCAAGGTTGTAAGGTCTGCACCAATATTTACTCCTGTATATGTTCCTCCATTCTGGTACCAAGTAATATGCTCCAATCTCAACTTTCCATTTTCAATATGCCAAAATATTCTATAACAATCCCTCAACATGTTCAGTACTTGCCCTAAACTCGCATTTGCTTTTTGTGCTGGTTGGTCATACTCTCCTGCAATTATATTTGATTTTGGCGTTAAATAATGTCGAATGTTACCAGAATAATCTGTTGCAATCGTTCCTCCATCAAAATCCAGATATGTAAAACCTCCTAATGGGTTTGTCGCACTATAAAGAACCTCGCTATAAGCTGTCGTATCTTTATGCCTTACAGTACTGCCCATCTCTCTCAACATTACATCAATTACACTCTCTAAAGCAAAATTATCTCTTAACTCAAAATCCATCCCATCAATAAACTCTGTATATCTTATATCCAGATTATTAAAAAACCATAAACTTACACTTTTCCAATTCGAGGAACTTACAGGAAGTGGGTTGCTCAATCCTGTTGATACCGATGCTAAAAACTCTTTGTAATACTTTCCTGCATCTGGAGCTCCATTTGGAACTTTCCCAAACTTCGTTGGGTACTCAACAAATTGGTCATATATATAGAAATCATCAATATTGTAACCAATTACTCTCCTGTAATTTCTGTTGTTAGCAACAATATCCTCACTTGGTACTTTATGCGTGTTGGTTCCTCTTACATTTAATAAATCAGTATAGTATCTTACATATATTTTATACTCGGTAAAATAAAACTCTCCACTATTCCCATTCACTCCATAAAACAACAAACTGTTAATGCTTGGTTTTTGCCAACTTGTACCATCTGTTTTATAATAACAATTTGCATCCAAATCATTTTTTGTTGTACTTGCATCATTTACAGGAACTATATAATTTACAGGAACTATATAATAAGTATATTCATTCCAAAGCGGATATTTTCCACTATCTAAATACTCAACTAACTTAAACACTCCATCATCTTGCAATCTATTATCATCATACTCTCCTGTAATATTTAAACTTATTGAAGCTGTAAAACTTTCAAAAGGTAAAGCATTATCCCCCTCATTAAACATACAAGTTGATAAATTTGTTAATAACTGTGAAAATCTTATCCATCTTGCATTGGCAGGAGTTGTTAAATCATCAGTAATGTTTGCATCTCCAGATATAAAATTTTTATCAACATCATAATAAGCAATCTCATCAACTTGGTTTATTGCTCTATATCTGGTGTTTTCTGAAACCAATATAAACTCACTACAAAAATAACTTGCATCAACAACCTCATTGCCATTTGCAACATCTATCTTTTTTCCATTTACTGCTTTACTTGAATTAAAAAGATTAACTGTTGAGAAGTACCCATTTGGTATTGTTCTGATGTTCTTTGGGTTTGCAAATTTATATGTATTTACAAGAGTATTGTGGTCAAATATTGGGTCTGTCTGTATTTCTTGCTCCCAATGTGTTCCTCCCAGAATATTTGTAACAACGGTATCGCCAGGAATATAAACTTGTATCAACGGTCTCCTCCTCAATGTTATCTCCTGCGATTCTGGTGCAAGGTCTATCAAATTATAAGTCTTATCCAATCCTGCCAATATATCAACGTACTCATCATCTGGCTCAAAACTCAACTCAACAATTCTATCATCATCATCCCACTTGCAATCTGTCTTGTAAAACAATCCACGGTAATCTCTTTGAACTCCTTGCAGATCCTCAACCAACATCTTAAACTCTGTATCAAAAGGCAACGCATTGATATAATCAAAATCCTCTCTTATCAGCTTTACGTTACCATCCATTTTCTCTCGGTAGAATTGCTTACTACTTTCTAACTTGTAACCTCTGGAGAGTTTTTTATAAATAGGTTGCACAACTCTACTCTTGTAATAAGGCTCAAACGTACTCCCTGCTCCTAAAGTCATTCCGATATTTTTAGCCTCATATCCTTGCTCTAAACTGTAAAAAGTAACTACACACGAATAAGCACCACTTGGCACGGTAAAACTATCTCTCCATCCATCCAAATCACTCAAATGCACTCCATTATAATCGTAAAAAGTAACAAATCTGAAAACATTTGTATTAACTCCATTATGACCTTGGTAAACTTGGTTTGGAGAAACTTTGATAATATCGCTATAAGCATAAACAGTATTCTCAAACTCGGTATCATTATACCAATAAAATCCCTGCGTTACTTTATATGGGTCGATTTTATTCGCTCCATTAACCTCTCTATGCTGTAAAGTCCATCTATAATCTTTCATATTATCCTACGTAAGTTCTTTTTACATTCTTATAAACCTCAACCAAATTCCCATCTCCATCTCTGTAACGTTGGGTTTCTCCTCTCTTTTTAATCGCTCCCAAATCATCCTCAATCTGTTTCAAATCTGGACTATCATAGCCAACATTAACCAAACTCGGCATCTCCTCACTTGGTATAAATGAATTACTAAACACTCTCTCAAACGTTCCTTTATTCAAACTATCAATCAAGGTCGGTATTACTCCCTTATACTTTTTTGTACTTGCTTTTTTGATAATAGCCAACGTCTCTCCTCCCTCTGCTGTTCTCTGCTTTCCGCTTGAAGTTGTACCAATAGGAATATCGTTACCAGATGCGTGTGAGCCTCCATTTAAAAACTCATATCCACCCTCTCCATACTTCTCTTTCGCAACGCTTTTTGCTTTAATCTTTGCTGCTGCATAACTTGCCCACATTACCCCTACTGCTGCGGCTGCTAATTTAGGCCCGATTACTGGGATGCCTGCCAAGGCTTTCCATATCTGTACACTTGAAGTAATTAATCCTGTTATTTGCATTGCAGTATCAATCGCCTCTTGTGCTTTTTGAGCCTTTTCCTTATCCTTTAACGCCTGTCTCTCATTCTTTCTCTTTTGCTCCAACTCTTTTTGTGCTGTTATTACATTATTTGCATATCCATTGTTTCTCGCATCAATTTCTGCTTGGTATCGGCTTTCTGCTGCACTCGTTTCCTCCTGTGCTTTTTGTACTGCCATTTCTGCCGCTTGTACTCTCGCATCTAAAAAAGCTCTAACATTATCCAACGCAAAACTCAAACTCTTATTAATAGCCTGTTTCTGCTCATCATCTAAATTCAATCCAACCATCTGGTAAATGTCTTTTTGACCACTTCCAACGGTTTGAATTTCGCTATTTATTTTCTGGGTAGTGTTTTTTATTGATTGTATCTGGTCTTTAGATAACTGCCTATTAACAGTTTCATTCAGCTTTAAAATCTTTTCCAATCTTGTCTTTTCAGCCTTCAGACGTAATTTGGTTTTTTCAGCCTCCGTGGTTTTCATTATGTCAATCTCCGACAATCTCAAATCGTAAGCATCATTAATAATCGCCATTTGGTCGCTGTATGCCTTTCTCCTCTCTGCTGTAATCTTATCCTGTTTAGCCTTTTCATCAGCAATCTCCTTATCGCTCCACTTTTTTGAAATCAAAAGCCTTTGTCTCTTTTCGTAGTCCTCTAACAACGTAACATCTAATCCATACTTTTCCCAAAGTTTTCTTTTTTCAGCCAACTCCATCTCTAATATTGCGATGTCCTTATTCTCTCCATCCTCCATCACATCAATCTTGGCTTTCTGTTTTCCCATTGCTCGGCTTTCTGCCTCTTTCAGATTAGCGTTAGCCACTCCCAGAATTGCATTTCGCTTGTTTTCCAATGCTTTTATCTGTTCCTGTATCTCTTTCGCCTCTCCTCTGGTTTTGGCATCTTTAAGGGTTTTATTTAGCCTCGCAATTTCTTTGTCAATATCTCCAACCGATTGAATACTTTTTTTAATACTCTCATCCAATATCTTATCCAACTCCTCTCCACTCTTTTCCATTGCTTTCTTGGTAGCTTCCATTGACCTACTCAACTCACTTTTAAAAGCCTCTCCAAATGCACTCGCTGTATTCTTTGCCCCTGTTACAAAAGTTCTCTTAACATTACCAAATGCTTTTTTAATATTCTTTAAACTCTCTAACGGTTTACTAAAATCAATCTCAACATCTGCAATATCTCTAATCGACTGAATAAAATTGCCAACCTCTTTAAACCATTGTTTAAATACTGCTATGATACCAGATATAACTGCTCCCATCACTTTAATAAAAAATGAAGCTCTATCTATTGACTTTGCAAACTCTCCTGCAAAAAACGCTGCTATCTGGCTAATCCATCCCTCTCCATCCTCAATACTTAAAACGAAATTATCCCATGCAATTCCTACTCTACTAAGTTGAGCGCTTAACTTTCCAGATGCTGCGCCAAACTCCTTATCCAATGCTCCTCCAGATTTGTTGACCTCATCAATAGAACCTTTTAAAACATCAAATCCTGCTGTCGCAAGTGATGATATTACACGCTGGTCTCTTATTGAAGTAATCCCAATCTGTTCAAGTTGACCATTAACAGAACCTCCTGCTTTGTTAACCTCATTCAATCCTGCTATAAAGTTTGTAAATACTGCTCCTGGGTCATCTCTAAATTGAGCCTTTAAATCCTCTACATTTTGCCCTGTCAATTTCGCAACCTCATCAATTCCTTTCCCTGTTCTAATTGCTTTCTCAATCATTCCCAAAGTACGTCCAATGGTTGAGCCTGTCAATTCTGCCTCCAGACCAACTGCCTTTGTTGCTGTCGCATAAGCTAAAACCATCTTTCTCCCAACTCGATACTGTGCTGTATTCTGGGCAATCGCTGTTGCATTGGTCAATATCTCATTTTCAGTCGCTGCAAAGTTGTTACCTAAATTAACAATCTCATCTCCAAAATCTGAAACGTTTTGCACTCCTCCATCAGTCAAAGTAAGTAATCTGGTAATATTACTCGCTCCCTCCTCTCCTGCAATATTTGTTGCTGTTTCTAACTTTGCCAGACTTTCAGCAAACGCAAGTATATTTTCTCTCCCTTTAACTCCCAACTGTCCTGCAACCTTGGCATATTCTAATAATGCAGGAGTTCCAATTACTTTCAATTTTCTGGATAAACCAACAATGTCCTGCCCTAAACTTCTCAACTCCTCTCCTTGTAAATTCGCTGTTTTACCTACATTAATCAAACTATCATTAAACTGTATAACGGTATCTTTATTCCTAACAATCAAATAAAACAATGCTCCCAAAGCTGTCAATACTAATCCAATAGGAGAAAGCATAAAGGTCAATGTTGCTTTTCCGAAATTAACGACTGCTGTTGATAATACTACAAATGGCTTATCTGCTTTTCCTAATGCTTGTAAGTTGGTACCCATCGCCCCCAAACTCTGGTTTAACCTCCCTAATATTGGGTGCAAATTCTCTGTTGCAATACCATAGTTCCCAACTTGTAATTGATGCTTTCCTGTTGCTTTTTGCAATCGGTTCATCTCCTCATAAATCTCTCTCGTTTGCTTCTCTAACGCTTGACCAGATTTTGTTGCATCTCTCTCTGCCTTGCTCATCTTATTTAGAGCCAACTTATTCAATGCATATTGTGCGGAAAGTCTATTGTAACTGCCCTCTGCGGACTTCGCTAATTTGTTCTGTAACTTTTGCTCACGTATATCCTCTCTCTTTGCATCTCTCAATGCACGGATTTTAGTATTGGTTTCATTCAAAGCACTTGCATACTCCTTTTGTGCTTTTTTCAATTTCTCGGCATCGGTCATTGCTTTTTTCGCTGCACCTTGCCCCTCTGTTGTAGTGGTATTGACTTCTTTAAGTTTGGCAATTAAAGTTTCTGCCTCTTTTGTGATGGTATCAAGCATAAGAGTATATGCCTCTTTCATTTTTTCAAGGTCTTTTATTCCCTTGTCAACCGCTCCATCATCTTGGTATAAATCACTGCCTTTTATTGGGTTGCTCATCTCTGAAATTGATTATCGTGAGCCTGCCCATCAGCTACTTGTTAAAATACAAATTTAGTTATTTATTTTTTACGGTTTCGAGGTTTCGGTTTATTCTCCTTTTTTAACAACTGATATGCTTGGTAATACTCCAATACAGTCATACGTTTTGCATCCTTTTGAGCATACTTTGTAAGTATCAAACTCATCTCCTCATATTTCTTAACGTAAACAACCTCCGCTCCTTTCTTTCCTGTATATTCCTTTGGTTTCGCAAATCCAAACAAATAATCATCAATCTCCCTAATCTCCTCCGTATTATCCTCTCCTCTGGCAACTTCTTTCAACATCAACATTGCCATCCTCTTAATCTCTCCAAATATCTGCTTACTTTCCGCACTATCAAAAATATCTGGAAAATAAAGCTCTAATTCGTTTTGAATTTTTTTTTTACTGCCTCAATAGCTCTCTCATAAAATCCTCTGTTCGCTCCCCATTGACTGAACTGCTTTACTAAATTTCTCAAATTTTCATCGCTAAAATCAGTCATTAACTTTCCATCAATCCGATGCACCAACGCTGCAAAACTCAAATGCTTTGGGTTCATATTCTCAATGACGAAATAAAAACTGCTCCTCATATTCATTAACTCCTGCGTAGCCTCCTCTTTTTTATCTCTGGTAACATAACCCATTATCTTTGTAATATGACCATCAATAGCCTCCATATCTCCTCCAATACCACTATCTAACAACAACATCCGATTGTAAGTAAAAAATCTCTCTGTTGGCATCTCATCAATACTATCATATCTCTCAATGGTATGCTTTCCTATTCGTTCTGTTTTCATAATACTGTATGTATTTTATCTACTATCCAACCCAATAAATAACATTCTGGCTCATCATTATACTCATCCAACTTATGGCTTATATAAATAAAAATATTATTAACCAAGTGCTTTGCCTCGTGTGCAATTATTCCATTAGTAGGATATTGTACTTTATCAAATTGTTTTCTTAAACAAAGATAAAAATGATTTTTCCACTCAAACACTCCTCCATCAAACTCACTAATATTTGGCTCAAACTCTACTTTCTTAAATTTATTTTGCAACTCCTCATCCCTCTCAAAAATCACAACTGTAAAGCTAACATTGTAAATCGGCACTTTAAATTTCTTACTCTTAATCATAAATTTAATTCAATAGTAAACTTGTTTGCATTACTCGTTGCTTTTCGTATCATACCTGGGTAATTCCTTGCCAACAATTTAATCGCATCTTTCTCCATTCTTACAGTTCGGTAATCCTTACATCCTCCATCAGTAATCCAATGCTCGTTTTCCCAATGCAAATATCTTACTGCTAATATACCTCCCTTATCTCTTATATGCCTCAAACAAATCTCGTAATCCTCCTTAACCTTATACTGCTCATCAAACATATACTCTCCATCATTAATCATCCCCATACACGAAGCTGTAACGTATGATTTGAAATTGAAAGGTTTATATGGATAAACAGACCTTGGCGCACTCTCTGTTTTTAATCCCCAAATCTTGTAATCCAACGCCTTGCACATATCAAAGAACTTATAAAACTCATTCCACCAAAAAACCTCATCCTTAATCTCAATCTTTAATGCTTTGTATCTGGCCATCTTGGTATAACCTGCATACTTAACATCATCATCCAGAAATACAACGTACTTATCCTTTGAGTTTTGTAATATCCAATTTCTCGTTGCTGTAATACCTCTCACATCATTTGGCACCGCAATAACATTCTTAATGTAACTCCTGTATTGGTGTATCTCGCTCTCTGGCACAAAGAAAGTGCCAATGTTTGGCAGGATTTTATTTGTGGTTGTATTCCCTGCTCTATTCTTACTCGGTATCGCTATCAGCATCGTATCTCTCTTTAAAATCGTTCCACTTAATTACTCTCTCAATACTACTCGCATCAAATGGAGAGCCTTTTTTATAACCACCTCTCCTCACAATCTTTAATTTCAACCTCTGCTTTATCTCATCCCATTCGCCAAATCCTACATTGTCAGTAATCAAAAATCTCTTTTGCTCCTCCTCTGTGAAATCCTTTGCGAACTTAACCCAATCCTTTGGTATTTTTTCATATCCCAGATGCTCCAATGCTTTTCTCCTCATATTCCCTCCTAATACAACCCAATCCTCTCTCACAATTATTGGTCGCAATGCCATCATCTTTGGAAACTCTTTTATGCTCTTGCATAACTTCTCAAAATTCTCATCCTTTATAACTCGTGGGTTATCTGGATTTGGTAAAATCTTTTTTAATTCAATCATTCTCTCGGTCTTTAATTTGTAAATCTTTTGTCTCTTGCAAACTCACTTGCTTAACGTGGAAACTCGCTAACTCTAACAATCCCAAAACTTCGTATTTCTCCATACCATAAGCATTCAAATCAAATGTTGGTTTAACATCTACATCTCTGGGTGTTAATATAATTTCAATCCTTTTTTGCTTTGCCATTTATATCCTAATTAATTATTGCTCTCGTAATTGATGCTCCAGATAATGAAGCTAATAAGGTAATCCAACCTCCTCCCAATATAACTCCAATTATTGATATGGCAAAACATATCCAGAAACAACAACAAAAGTGGCAATTCGCCACCTTATTTATTCCAAATCTGCCATTAGCTTGAAGATATTGGATAACTCTATATTTCGTTAAGATTAAAAAAATACTGCTCCCTAATCCACTATAAACGATTGTTGCATAAAATAACTCCTCCATCTCTTAACTGTTACATAATTTCTCAATTCTCATCTCTCCATTAAACCTCATCGCTGCAAATGGGTGCATCAAATATTGTTGGTCGTGTTCCTTTATAGAATAACCTTTGTAAACCTCCTCATTTTTCTCCGTTATTCCTGTTAATCTTATTCTCGCATTGAGTACTCTGGTCTTAACAAATACATCCATCATCTCCTCCTTAATGCTTTCCAAACTTCTCTTTTGGTCAGCCTCCAGAACCTTATTAACATTCAACCAAACAACCAATCCAAACTTTGCCTCAATCACTTGCATCTGGTTATCAATCCAATCAATATCATAAGCCTCTTGCATATCCCAGAAAGAAAAATTGCCATAACTCTCATTCGGTAACATACTCGCATACTCTTTCCCTGTTCCTGTGTAGATTGCAGGATATTTAATGACTTTCTTTTTATCATCCTTTCTGCTCAATACTTGCGCCTTTCCATACGCTCCATTCAGCCAATCAATTCTATTAAGCATCTTGGTATTAAAATCAATCAAAACCTTATCCACTATTGCAGGATTTGTTGGGTTGATTATCGTTGGTGCTGTTTTCATATCTCCTCTAACTTTTTATGTAAATATGGTTTAACATAATTCTCTTTTAACTCGGTCATATTATCTGGTTTCAATCCCAATATCTCCTTTCCATACTTATCCTGTAACCATTCGCTTTTTTGGTCGGTACTGACTATCTCGGCTGTAACATCATCAATCCTCTCAATATCTCCATCGCTGTGAAAATCGCCCTCATCTCTCAAAGTAACACGGTCATACGGTTGTCTTTTTTGTTGTTTGATAAACTCTGTTGCAGGAGAGTATGGTTTGTAATCCATAATCGGCACATTGTTTCTATTCACACCCTCCAGATACAACTGCTCCTCAAAGTTCATATCTAATACAACCGCTTTCTCCTCCATAACTGCATCAATCGCATACTTTGGTGCGTTTTGGTGGAACTCCTTTAAAGCATCCAATTTACTCTGTATTGCATCCAGACCTTTAACCATTCAACAAATATACAGAAATAAAAAAAGCACTCGTAATTGAGTGCTTTCCTAAACTTTTAATCTTTAAATCTTAACTCTGCCTAATCCCATCCCTTGGGCAACGATTGACAAATGCTGTATGGTAGTAACTTAAACCCAAACTATTCTTTTCGGTTAATCCATCCCTTGCAAATCTAAACTGTTTCTCAATGCTTGGCTCTTTAACCTTTTCAGTATTTAACCAATCTCTCTCTTTCTGGAGGATAACGATTAAATCTGTTTTGTTTGAAAACTCTGGGTAAAAATCAATATCTCTATTGACCTCAACAAAATCAAAACTTTGCACCTCTGGAGTTTCTGTTACTACATTTACAATCATATCGCCTACATCAAAATCGGCATCAATGAAAGTTGTTTGCTCTTGGTTCAAGTCGGTTGTAGCTCCGTACCCTGTAAAACTGCTAATCATTAACAATCCTATAAAAACCCTAAAAACGTTTTTCATATTCCAAATATAGATAAAATTTAACAATTCATAAATAACTGACTTTCAAGCCATTTGTCTCACTTCTCCACACGGTGGAGACAAACATTTTAAACTGTCCTATAACGCACCCCATTACTCTTGCAAGGTAGGCATAATCTGTTCAGCCCCTCTGTGTTTAAGCTAATTGCCTCCATTGATTGCAGATAATCGTGATTAATTCCTGTCTTTCGTCCTCTCGTATCTCCATCAATCTCATACAACAATTGCTCTCTTGTTACTGTGCTTTCATTTTGATTGATACGACTATTTGGATTGTATACAAGTTCTCTCAATAGGTTTATCGCTACTCTCTTTCTTAATACACTTTTAAACAAATCTCTTTGCTCTGTAAAGAAGTCTGTATAATCACAATAGAGGCTTATTTGGAAGTTAAGACCTTGGTTGCTTGAATACTCATATCTGTTATCATCAATATCCCATAAGTTATCTCCATCAATCTCTGGTACTGTAAATGGGTGGAACTCTACAAATGAGCTGTATGCTTTCCACGTATTGAGTTCTGTTTTGCTTACACATCCCTCACACGGTGCCTCATTCCATTCCTTTTCCTTTTTGATAGCGAGGCCGGATGTTCCTGTTTGCTTGTAGGTAACATAATACGCTCCTCCTCCATCTGTATCATCTGAAATATATGGTAAATCCCATCCCAAATCAAACCAATGTATTGAGTTTGGTTTTGTGAAACTTAAAATAAGCGTTTTTAAGGGCGTTTCTTTACTGCTGTGATGTAATTGTATTGTAACATCTCCTGCTGTTGTTCTCTGTAATCCAATTCTATCCAAACGGACTGTTAAACCCATACTCCTACTCGCAACAATTTCAAATCCTGCTCTCCTATCTTTATTCGGTATGGTATCATCAATTTTACCAATACCATCAAATAAACTCTTTCTCTCAATGATAGTCTTGGCTGTTTTGTTTAATTCTTTCTTTTCGAGAAATTGTATGATCGTATCAATTATCCCTGCATCAGTCTTTTGCTTTAACCATTCACTAAATGGGTTAAATACTTTCCAATCATCCTCCAGATTGTCGCCAGGAATTAAACCAACATTATCTCTCTTGGCTTTATAATTAACTCCTCCATTCTTTACAATCTCATCTGCCTTGTAATTTGTTCCTATTTCCCAAGCAGGATAATTGACTAATGAGTAATCTGGCATTATGCTTTCTAAATTCTGGAGAGTAAGCATTGGGTGTTCGTCTTGGTAAAACATATTACTCGCACTCTCAACCATCTCATCCTCCAACTGCTTTCCATTTGGGTCGTAATTCTGTCTCCATCCAATCAATCCTCTCCAACTTTCTAATATTGCACTTGCTCTATACATAACGTCTAAAATTTAAAAAAGGATGCAAGGATAAAACCCTGCACCCTCTTTGGTTTGCTATTAATCAAAAGCACAACTTATACTGCACCCTCTGTCTTAATGTCGAATTTCAAAATAGCACTTGGCTCATTAGCCGCATCACTATTCTCTGCAACTAAAAACGCTACATCAACTGAAAATCCATAATGCTCTTTTTTAGCTCTTGTAAGGTCTGCTGTTGCTGCCCCTGCAATTCCACTAAAGTCTCCTACACTTTCATAGTAGTAAGTACCAACTGGCATATTCAACATTGGCAATGTATCAATATCCCACTCGTGTCCTGTTCTTACTCTGGTTCTTAACAACGCCTCTCTCTCGAAACGTGATAACATCCCAACTGTACCTTGTGGTACTGCAAATCCTGTTGCGTAACGGTCTGTTGCATTTGCAACTCTGTTACTCCAATGCCAAGTCTTATCAGCATATTGGATTTGCTTGTTTTCGCTGTTATACAAACCTTTCTCGGCAAGTTTTCTAACAAGGCTCTCAACTCCTGTGTTACCAACGATATGCAATGGCATATAAAAATCGTTACTTGCTTGTAATGGGTTTAAATCCCCAATAATCTCCTCTCTTTGCGCATAATCAGCAGTCGCCATATTACTTGCAAAAGTGTAAAGCCCTAAAGTATCATTTAAAACTTGGGTTTTCTTTGCATCCATAGCAGCAATTCCTGCACTATCCAATGCCTCTCCAAATTTAAAAAGGTACTTATTAAACTTTCTCTCAAAATCAGCTTGTATGCTAACTTCATTGTTCATAAACGCAGCAGGAACGGTTGTGAAACCCCACGAATAAGTGGCAAATGCGATTGTTACCAATCTACTTGTATTCTCACTATCTGCGATTGTTACTGTTCTGGTGTTACCAATAGTAATCCCACCATCAAAATCAATAACAGGAACTTGCAATGTACTACCTATTGAGGCATTTGCTTTGTCCTTTAACTCCTGCGTAATGATACCAGCAGGGTCTTCTGTCTGTTGCATAAATAAGTCCAAAGCTCCGTAACGTGATGGGCGCAGTTCCCACTTGTCAAGATTTGCTTTAGCACGTAAATTCTGCATTCTTGTGTTAATCAAACTCATCTTTTAAGTTTTTAAAAATTAATAATTAATCTATTGTTAGTCCTGCCCATCAATACTAACGGATGTCCAATTCAGAAACATTGTTCTCTGTTCTAATTTGGTCAAATTCTTTGTTATACTCTGCTGTTCCTCTTACTAATCCTTTTTCCATTAGATAATCAGTAATCGCATCATCAGCCTCAACCTGTGTTTTTACTCCAGACAAAGAAAGTTCGCTTGTCTTTCCTCCTCCTGCACCTTTTCCTCCTGTTCCTGCACCACCTTGGTTTTTACCTTGGTCTAATACATCAGCAATCTTTGTTGTAAACAACTCCGATGCTGTAAACGGATTAAGGTTGTTTTCTGGGTTTCTTTTGATGTCGCCATTTGCATCTCTGAAAACTAATTGTTTTCCACCCTTTCCATCATCAATCCAATCTGGCGTGTTCTCTGAAAGAATTGCCTGTTTTGCATTGGTAATGTAACTCTCTCTTACGCTCTTTGGTATAATAGCCTCATCTTTAAACTTCTTTCCTACCAACGCTCTATCAAACTCATTGTTAACCATAATGCTAACATTTTGCTCTTGCGCCTCAGCAAGTTTTTTGTTAAAATCAGTTTCCTTTGCTTTCAGTTGGTCTTGTAAATCTTTCACAAGCTTTTGGTTATCCTCTAACTTTTTTGCAAGTGCCTCATCAACTTTACCATCTTTTAACTGTTTTTCAAGTTCCTCTTTTTCCCCTTTAAGAGTGTCGATTTTCTTTTGTAAAGATAATGTTGCTTTTACCTTACTGAAAACATCGCTTTTTAACCAATCGTAAGTCTTGGTGCCGTCTGGTTTTTTAAGTCCTGTAACTGCCTCAACATCTCTGTCAATGCCTCCCCAAATTTCTCCAATCTTTTTGCCAATTACAGTATTCTCATCGTTGGTACTCAACTCTGTAACCGCCTTAATTTGCTCCTCCGTTAAACTCGCTAACGCTGTACTCGCTTTTAAAATCTCTGCTGTTAATGCCATTTTCTTATTGCCCTTTTAAGTTAATGTAAATTATTTTTTCTCCTCCTCTTTTGGTTATACTCCTACTTTTGGGTACTCATCCGTTGGGTCGTGTAATATATCAACTGTATATCCTAATCCAACTGCTTGGTCTGCAAATACCTTAAATGCTTTCGGTGCAAATATCTGTACTTGCGGAGTACTTAACCTTTTCCCAGATTGTGGGTTGAAAGCTTTAACCTCCACTTTTACGTGGTAATTCATTTCTGTTCCAGGCTCTGGTACATAATTCGCTTTCGTTTTTTTCAATACAGGAATTTTTTTGGACTTCTCCAACTTCTCCTGTTGTGCTTTTTGCTCCGCTTCTTTTTGTGCTTTTTCAGCATTAGCGTTTGCATCTGCAACTGCTTTCTCTGCTGTTGCTTTTTCCTCTGGAGTTTTAGCCTTTTTTAACAACTCATTCGCTGCCACTTGCTCCTCCGTTAATTTGCTCTGTCCTGCCATAATCTTTAAATGTGTTTAGAATTATATTAATTTTTTGATTGAAAGATAACGCACTTCCAAATTCAACAATGTCCGTGTTCTCTCTTTCAAACCTCAAAACAAAAGTAGCAAAATTTAATTTAACCGCAATTAAGTCCTTATCTCCAAAACCTTTCTCCATCATCTCCAAAACTTCCGCTCTGGTTTGATGCCTATATGGTTCAAGGTTTTTCAAAATCTCTGCTCTCTGGAGAGCCATTGGATTGTTTTTGTTTTCGGTCTCAATTATTTGGTCTTGTATCAAATCCAACTGATAATCTGTTGCTCCTGCCCCTTTCGCTAACTTGTACTGCTCTGTTAATTGGTCAACATCATACAAATACCAATCCGATCCATAAAAAATTGTATTGCTCAAATAGGTTGCTCCATATCTCAATTTACAAATCGTATGCTCTGTCCAACTCTGAATTTTCTCAAAGTTTTTCTTTAAGGATAACAAAACATTTCTCCTGCTTTCAGTATTTGCCTTAACTTGGTCTTTATTAAAAGCCTTATCCATTTTCATATCTCCTCCAGGACCTACAACCGCAGCATAAATTTTGTCGTTTAGTCTCTGTACCTCCTCAACATTATAATCAAGGCTCGCTTTATCAATAGAGGTTATCTGTACAGGGTTTCGCAAATCTTTAAAATCATTATCTCGGTTTGGTAATGGCACCTCAACAAAACTCCCTACTCCTGCCAATCTGCTATCAGCACAAACAGGGCATTTGCTTAATGCTCCACTCCTATCAACATAATACTCTCCAGACTTGTTTTTTATAAAACCTCCATCACAATAATCTCCATTGTTTTTGTTCTCAAACTCACAATCTTGTTGGTAACCAGAATAAATTGGGTAAGGTGCATATAAATCCAGATGCTTTTTGCTTGTTAGAAAGAATAAAAGCCAATCCAGATTTGCAAGTTGATTTGATAATGGCGATTTTTTCAATACCTTGTTATCCTCGGTAAGTTTATCATTCCAGAAAAAAGATGCAGGGCAATATCCCAGATCGTGGGTGTTTTCAATTATTGCCTCTCCAACAATCTCTTTTTTATCATTCAATTCAAACACTCGGTAACTCTCATCATCAAAAACTGCTAATCTGCTGTTTTCCTGCTCTAACAAAATCCAATCAACTTCTCCATTATCTTTACAATCAAAGTCCTTTACATCTGAAATTGGCACAAAATAAAAATAAGGCTCTGGCTTTTCTGTTTCCTGCTCCTCTTTTAAATCAACAATTATAAAACCATTGACTGCTGTTTTCATTTTCTCAAAGGCTGTCCCTCTCCAGAAACTGTATGCTTTGATAACCTCGCTCCTGTAACTATTCCAATCATCCAACTCTTGCGGACTGATAAAATTGTATTCCTCATAAGCATCTTTGCCATCATAAACTTTCTCCAATGCACTAAAAATCTCCTCTGTTAATTCATTGGTTGCAATAGGATAGCGGAATAATTGTAGAAATATCTGGTATTTATCCTTTGGAAGTAAACCCTTTACATAGTTAAGAAAATCATTGACAACTAAACGAACATTGTTAGCCTCCATATTAGTATCAACATGGAAGCGTAACCTTTGCTCATGCCTTACGGCTTTACTTATCGTTGCCCTGTTCTTTGGGCTTTTCAGTATTTCTGTTATTTGACTTCTTAACAATGCCATTCTTATCCAATTTATAAGGTGAGTTTTTTGGAAGTTTCCAACCTCCGTTGTTAGGCATTTTTAATACCCTTTCTGCGTGGCTTATCTCCAATGTAATATCTCCTACCTTATCATTGTTATTGGATAAAACCACATCGGTTTTTTTACTCATCCTTACGCTGGAGTTTTCAAGTCATTTAACGCATCGAAATCCGTAGGAGTGATTATGCGTAAATTGTCAGACCAGTTTGGATATAACCCGAACTCAACCGCATTGCTGTCGATGTCCTCTAAGCCTCCAAACTTTTTATCCCCAACAAAAAGTCCATTGATAGGAAAAGGATAATAATTTGCAGGAGCCTCTGCACCATCGCTATCCGCAATAATACGTCCGAACTCATCCACAAAATAAACACCAACATCCTCTCCCATAAACTTCTTTAAGGCTTTGACAGTTTTTTGGCTGTTTCTTAACAACATTGCAGTTGCAGTTGTTGGCTCTCTACCAATTACCAACTCAATCCCTCCAAGTGTTGCATTACCACCTCCATACTTTCTCGCTGCTCCTGGCTCAAACTCTGGTTGAGCGATAAAAGGCGTTTGCACAACCTTTGTATCATCTGTTGCTGCAAGTAACGGAGTCCACGATGCTAATAATGCAGGGTCTGCTGTTGCTGTTACGAATGTATTTTTTGTTCCATCGGCTTTTCTTATTCTTTGAAAAACCATTTTTTGAATTTGGCCAACGCTCTCTAAACAATCCTCGATTGGTACGCTATTTAAAGCTGCTGAACGTGGGCAATCTGTAAGTAATCCCATTTTTTAAAGATTTTAAAATGTTAATAAAAATGAGGCTTGCCCATCGGCCTTGTGAAAGATATTTTGACAAATATAGTATTTTTTAAATAAAATATCCTTATGTATTAATCATACTCCATCCATCTCTTTAATCTGGATATGCTTTTATTTACTCTCTGTAATTTCGCTCCTTTCTGCTTTTTCTTAATCATCTCCTTTCTCTGTTCCTCCAGAACCTCCAACCTCCTCTCATTTGTCTTATAAACTAATGCGGATTGTTTTGAGTTTGTTATTTGCCTTAAAAACTTCTTTTTGACCTTGGTTTTTGATTGGTCAATATACAACTCATAAAGCTCTGGTTTCTCAATAGAGAAATACATAATACTTGCACTATAATACTCATCCAATATATCATCCAATTTGTCAGATGCTTTATAATACCTTTCCAGATTTTCAGTTGTTGGATTGGTTTTTAATACACTCAACCTCATATCCATCAAGCCAAACTCTTTTTTAACCTTGGTCTCTAATTTTCTCAACGTGCTTTTTGTCGCCATACTATCGCTATTAAAAAACCTCGCATACTTGCATTTCTGCTTTCTGCGAGGTAATCCCCAAATTGTTATGTAAATATATTATTTTATTGTTTCACAACTTTTAGTCTCTTCGTTGAAATTTAAACCTTTCTTTTGCCTCAATCCTTTTGCCTCCTCTCCAACTCCATAATTCAACAACCAAGTATTTCTGCCCTCGTGTTCTTTTGGTAGCTGTAATATCAATCCCTCTGCGTGTCCAACTCTGGTTGTTCCACTTTGCACCTCATAAAAACTCAAAGGAAAATTGTTTTGCTTCATTTTTTCCAACTCCTCCTCTTTTTCTTTATACCACTTCCAACGCATATCATTACTCTCCTCCAAATCTTTGATTTTTTCAGTTTTCTCTGAATTTTCAATTGTCAATTTAATGACTGCGTTTTTTAAATGCTTTTGCTCTGTTGTATTCATTTTGCTCTCGGTATTTATGTGCCATCGGCACGATTAATAATTATTTTGGTTAAAATTAAACATTATTTTTAAATGCTAAAAGCATTTTTTCTGAAATCCTTTGTTAGCTTTCCATACATCTGCACTTGCTCGGTTTTTACCTCCTGTCCTGCCTTAATTCTTTTTTTGTTGGTACATATAACATCCTCTTTTAAAATCTCAACCTTTCTCCCTGCATAACCATTCTGCTCTCTTTCTGGCTTGTCAATTACTACATAACCAACAAACTTATTGCCAATATAATAATCTATTGAAAATCCTATTGTTTCAAACATCTTGTATCGCTTTAGTATATTTCTCCTTTGTTTCCTCAAACATTCTCATTGCCTCCTGCAATTTTTCAATGCTTGTATTATCCTCCAATACCATCAAAATCTCTGGCTTTGGAACTGCTTTAATAAAAATGCACATCTCAATATAAGTTGAGAGTGCTTTTTTTTGATTTTCTAATAATTCAATTTGCTCTTGTAAATTCATTTGCTCTCGGTTTTTAAATTAACAATGGTCAAATTTAAACTTTAAGTTTAAGTTGCACAAGCATTATTTTGTAATTAATTCACTCTGCGAACTCCTTTGACCTTTCTGCCTGTAAAATATTCCTCGCACGCATAGCCAATTAAATCTACATACTCATCGTGTGTCGCAACAGGAAAAGAACATATTTGCCCAACATAATTCTCATTCCATCCTCCTCTTACAATATACACTTGCCCTGCCTCAATCTTTGGACTTGCAACCGATAACCTCGCATCCTTTCCCTCTGAAACTAATTTGCTCTTAATTAATATCGCACTCAATCCTGTAACCTCTTTCAACATTTGCTCAATACTATGCCCAGATGCTTTTGGCTCTATGTATATTCTGGAACGACTACCAATGCCAAACATCTCACAAAGTCTCGGTATTTCTTTCAACAAATCTGGCATCTCTAAATAAGCACTTTTTGCGTGTCTTATATACAATCTGTTTCTCCTCTTATCAAATGCCTTAAATACCAATCCTGTTGGGTCATTCTTAGTTTTGTTGGTGTATGCTCCATCAATCCACAAATCCCAAATCAATCCCTCTGGTAAATCGTGGCTATCAATATAATTAAACCATTCGTATTTTACTTTCCCTCCTCCTTTTGGCGTTGGGTCTTGGTCATACTGCCCTGCAAAATCATACGTTCCTAATAATTTGGCTTGCTCATCCAATACATCCTGCCCCAATCTTAATGGGTCTAAATAACCATCCTTGTAATGCTCTTTTAAATGTTCTGGTTTAACCTCTCCTGTAACTTTTGCAGGTAATTTGATATGCTCAATAGTATCATCAATCTTTAGCATATATCCTGTTGGGTCTTCCTCGTGAAGTCTCTGCATTATACCAATGGTCGGAGTAACTTTTTTGTCTTTCTTTCTGGTAGGTAAAACTTTTGATGCGTGGCGATTTGCTTTTTTTCTTACTGCCTCGCTATTCGCTTTCTCTACATCAATCAAATCATCCCAAATAATCAAATGGGCGTGTTTACCAATAATCGCTCCTCCAACCGATGTAAAGAACCTCACACCTCCAAAATTGTTCCTCCAATCTTTCTCATTGTCTTTCGTGAGGTGCATATACTTTCCATACCTCTCATATATTTTTGGTTGAAAATATTTGCTCCATCTCTCACTCTTAACAATATCCTTGCTCTTTAAACTCTGGTCAACTGATAAATCATTACTGTGTGTTGAGGTTATGATAACAAAATGCGGTGCGTGTATCCACGTCCACGCTCCTAACATTTGAGAAAATATAGTTGATTTTGACATTCCAGGCGGAATGTTTACGATTGTGTCGGACTTCTTTGGTTCTTTCCTAATTGCCCTCTCAACAATCTCTTGCAGTTTGTCGCATAAGTATTTTATATGCCAATTCAAATGCAACTCGTCTTGGTTTATAACATCCCAAAACTCAATAAAAAATTGGTAAAAACTCTTTGCACACTCATCCGCTCGAATAGCATACAATATCTCTAATTCTCTGGCAGACTTTTCAAGTTGTTTTTTTTTGGCTATAATTATTTGCTCATCGGTCATATCCTTTAAACTACCTTACGCAAGTTATTTTTAATTCTTGCCTTTTCCTTTTCAATCTCATCCTCGCTCATCGGTGTTACTCCTACTCCAATACTACCAGAAAACTCAACTTTTTTCGCTGCTGCATAACCAAGTAAATCCTTTCTCATATCCATACAATCAAAAATCTTATCAAGGTATTTAACATCTCCACTCGTTTCCTCCAAACTTCTCTCTTTAATCTTTCCTCCAGATACGGATGTGTTTGTTATTTGACCTCCAGAAAATTTTGTTGTTTTCTTTCCTTGCTTACTCTTATCCCAAGCCTCCCAACATTCAGCCTCAATAATATCTAATTTCTTTAACTCTCTATCAACAACATAATCAATAAAATCCTTTCTTTCATCCTGCCACTCTTGCAATACCTTTTTCATATCGGCTGCAATCTGCCCTAATGATAACGTATAACCTTTCCCTTTCTCCAAATTGTTCTCATTCAACAACTCCTGTATCTTTCTTACAGTTTTATTTTGAACCATCCAATTTGCAATCATCGTTCTGTCCTGCGACTTTTGTTTTTCATTTCTCTTATTTGCTGCCATCAGTTATTTATTTTAAATCTGCCATTTGCGATGTTTTCACAAATCATCCCTGTATAGAGTTGGCTTTTAATATTTAGTTAGCTGAATGCTTTTATTATGCCCCAGATAACAAACCCCACTATTGCAAAGATAATTAATATAAATAAACATCCGATTGCTACTGCTTTTCGGTCAAACTTCTTTGGTTTATGCTCCTCAATCAAATCACTAATCTCTGCATTGCTGTAAGGTATAAACTCCATCCTATCCATTACAAGGTTAAAAATTCCAAGCTGTCCTTTAACAGGATACTCAACCATCCTAACAACATCTTTTAAAAACCAACCATAATGGCTCTCCAAATCTTTCCATTGTTCTCTTGGTATTTTCGTACTTAACTTTTCCTCCTCGGTTAATTCGCTGAAAGGTTTGGTTTGCCATAAATTTACAGATGCTAAAATACATCCGCTCATCATTCCCTGTATTATTGGTTTTTGACTGCTACAAATTATCAACTCTCCTCTGTACTTAGTATCTCTACTCCTTACCTCAATTTTTTTCTCTCCTCTCGCAATATATTCTGCGTATGGATTTTTAACTGTTAGCGCTTTTTTTCTCGTGTGTAAAGTCGCATTGTACTCCTTGTTTGAATGTTGCATTTTAAATTCTTTTTTTAATTGTTCATATTCCTTTTGCTCTCTGTCAATTATATCTTGGTAACAATACCAAAACATCTCTCCCAAATACTCTCTCTCTTTTTGGGTTAAATCCTGCTCAATACTAATCGCATAATCGTAACACTCATTCAACTTATCAATCTCCCATCTACAATCTGCAATCCTTATCATCAGCAAATCAAAATCCTCCTGCTTTTTTACAACTTCATTATTAATAACCTTGGCTCCTATCTCATTAAGCCTGTCATTTAAAAAACGGATTTGGTTTGCAGTAAACTCTGTTCTGTTCTTAACAACATAATGCCAAACTCGGTTTAATTCCGTGAGCTTGGCATCATCATTAATCATCTCGCAAAGTTTCTCAAAACTCAATTTCATATCTTAAAATGGCGGGTCATCTGGTTCCTCATTGCTACCTACATTTTGTTGCGGTTGAACAGGCGGTTGACTATTTGTGGTATTTTGTTGATTTTGATTTTTTGTTGTTAAAAACGTAAAATCATCAACATTAATCTCCGTACTATATTTTTCTACTCCATTACTGTCTGTCCACTTTCTATAAGTTATATTTCCTCGAATATACAATCTATCTCCCTTACTTACATACTTCTCCAACAACTCTGCTCCTTTGTTTCTTGCTACACATTGATGCCATTCTGTATTGGTAACTTTTTCTCCTGTTTGTTTATTGGTATAAGATGATGAGGTAGCTAATGGAAACCTTGCAATGCATCCTCCATTCTCAAAATGGTGCATTTTTATATCATCTCCTGTATTCCCAATAAGTATCACTAAATTTTTCATTGTAATTGTCCTTTATTATTAATTTTTCTGTCTTTGTAATTCATTTTTGCATGCAATCTGGAATGCTCTGATTTTAACATTAATTCAAGGTTATAAACTGAATTATTTGTTTTGTTACCATCTTTGTGATGCACTACTTCGTTCCTTTTCAGTTTTCTACCTTTCAAGCATTCCATTATAAAAACGTGTATCATTTTACCTTTTAAATCTCCTCTTGTAAATTCAAGATAACCATTACTATTTTTATAATAACCTTTAGCATTATTCTCTCCTCTTTGTAAAGCTGATAAACTCATATTCTCTTTATGCTGTTTTGTGAAAACTCGCTTTTTCCCAATACTTTGCTTTCCCATTTTTGGTATTGATAATTTATGTCCATCTGCTCGACTTCTCAAACAATTCTCTTTTTTGAGCCAATACCTTACTTTACTAACTGAATAACCTAATTTTTTTGCTATATCTGTTGTACTTAATTTTTCCTCCAGATATAGCATTTTTACTTTTTCTAAATCCATTCAACAAACTTATTTTAATTAAATAACGTAAACAAGTTTATTAGCTGTACTCATTATTCCTCCTCATCTTTTGTAGGTTCAACAAATGGCGTGTGTGCGTGTAACGATACAGGCTGTAATGGTTGGTTAAAAGTTAATTGCCTTAAATAAACTTTTCCTGTTTTCTGGATTTGCTCCAACTCTCCATCCTCCAACTCCCAACAAGTTATCACTTGCCCCTCTCGGTCTCTAAACGCTGGTAAATCTCCATACTCTTTCTGGTTTTCTCCGAACACCATATTTTGCTCGTCAAATTTTACTGGTTTCATACTTCTGTTGTTTTTGAATTTTTAAACATATAATCTGCCACCTCTAACGGTGTCATTCCTTTTTTTAGATAAACTAATATCTCATTTTTATCTGCCTCTTTCTCATACTTGGTCTGCATTATTAAATCAACTTTCAACAACATACAATCCCAATGAAAAGCTGCAATAACATCCTCCGAATATCCTTTGCCTTTGCAAAAGGCTTTCCATTTACCTCTTAATCTGGTAAACTCTTTCTCGGTTATAATATTCCAATCCAATTTTTTCTCCTCAAAATAACATATACTCATAAAAGCATTAAGATAGCCATTGAGTTTTAATTGGATTTTTTTTAACTCCCTTTTGTTTCGAGCATTGTTGCTCATTCCTCTTGCTTTACTCATTGCTCAATATTTTTTTAATTCTATTTTTTGTATCTGTTGGAAAATCTGACCTCAAAACCCAATCAGCATATTGCCTCTCCTCCTTAACCAAACAATCCTTATGCTTTCCAAAACTCCAATAAACCTCTCCATCCTTTTCATAAAGTTTCCCTGCATAATCTACTCGCTTTCTCTCATCTTGGCAAAACAAATCCAACTCCTCAACTGTAAAATCATTTGTTCTTGCATCATCATCATTCATTTTCTCTAATTGAGCAAATAACACTTTTGCAGTTCCAATAACATCATTCATTGCATCGTGTGCATCATCCAACTCCTCTCCTGTGTATCTTTTATAAGTTTCAGTAAGTTTATGGCTATTAATCCTCCTCTCTATCTTTAAAACATCAACAAAATTAATCTCCTCTCCTGCATCTGGAAACTCTATGCCTACTCTTGCAAACTCCTCAATCAAAAGTGGTACATCAAAAACATCGCTGTTATATCCTGCAATATCACATCCTGTCATTTGTTCAAATAAACTCTTACTTATTTGCTTAAAAGTTGGAGAACCCAAAACCATCTGGTTTGTAATTCCGTGAACTTCTGTTGCTCCCTCTGGAATATCAATGCCAGGATTAACCAAAGTCTTTTTTTGCTCCTGCTCTCCATCTGGAGAAATTTTTAAGATTGCTATTTGCACAATCCTATCTTTTACAATATTTACTCCTGTTGTTTCAAGGTCGAAAAATATTATTGGTTTACTTAGTATCATTTGTAATCATCTTTTAAAATCTGGATTATTATTAAATTGGTTTTATAAATTTTCATTGTCTTTCTTGTGGTCTCCTGCTCCCATTGGTTATGATGATTGAAACAAAGTATATTTATATTCCTGCAATCGTGTGCCATTTCTGGCTTTGCTCCTCTGGATAAAATATGACTAATAAAAACCGAACTGTAATGGCTCAAAGGTTTTCCACACTCCTCGCAAATATGGGTTTTTGTTTCCCACATATAACGGTAAAATCTTTGGTTAGCATCTACAATATTACTCCCTTTACTAATGAAGCTCTGCCCAAACATTTCTCTCTGAATATCTACACGCAAAGAGTTTGGTATAATAAACTTTTTCCAATCCAATAATGGGTTGTAATCTCGGCTCATCACATACTCAAACTCCTCTCGTGTTGATATTTTTATTGGTAACTCCAATTACTCCTCCTCTTGGCTTTCCTCCTCCTCAACTTTCTCATCATCTTTCAAAGCCTCCTCCATCATATCCAACTGCCCATCATCATCTTTCTCAACTCCTGCTGCCTTGGTCTTTCCATCTGGCTCATCATCAAATGCCATCTCAATCTGCGCCTGTTTTCCATTAATTACATACTCAAAAACCTCTGCCTCCAAATCTGTAATCAAGTTCTCCAAATCCTCCTCAAATCCGTACTTGGTTCCGTTGAATTTAATACGTTGAGAATTAATTGCAACCTCCTGTCCTGTTTCTGTTTTCAGCTTTGCAGTAATAATCAATCCTTTGTTTTCCTCTTTTCCAGATACGGAAACGCCTGTAACAGTAATCTTGCTCTCTAAATCATTGTATTTTGATGCAAGAATTTTTGTTTGTGATGGGTTTGGCATAAAAACTTTACTATCAATCAACTCTCTAATTGTTGAGAAGTAAAAAATCTCTCCCATGTGTCCTCTAAAAACTTTAATAATTGCAGTCAAATCTGGATGAGGTGTTTTATCACTTTTAACCGTTTTCTGGTCGTGGTAAACTTCAACTCCTGTGGTTTCCTGCACTTCAAAAGTAGCCTCCAGACCTTGACCTTTTGTTTTTACTTTTTGCAATGTAAATTGCGATAACTCCGTGTTTTTCATTTTACTATTATTTATTATTATTAAATGGTTGATAAAATCCAACTTGGTAGAGGCTTACCGACCAACCCAATGCCTCAAATTTTGCTTTCGCCTCTAATGCTTTTGTATACTCCATATCTTTCTGCTTTTCCTCCTGTCCTTTCTTTCGAGCAACAATTGTAATTGTTTGACCTTTGAGAATATTATAAACACTCTCTTTTTTAGATACCTTTCTTTTAGCCATTCAACTCCTCGTTAACGTATCTTTTTAATTCAGTTTGGTAAACCTCTCTCTCCTCATCCTCCTGCTCATTTAACTCATCATACTTATCCTCATCAAATACGCTATTAATTGCATCTGTACACATATCCTGCAACTTCTCTGGTAATACTGCATCCAACTCCACTTGCCCAAGTCCATTCCAATTTGCTGTCCTGCTATCTGTTTTCTTTGCAGGAGCAGGAGGTAATCCCCATTCAACAACTTGCTCCTCCATCAATGCAAATCTACGCACCTCAACCTCTACTCCAAACCTCTCCAGATTATCCTGTATGCTCCTCGGTATATCCTCTCCACTTGGGTCATAATCTCCAAAGTATAAAATGATTGGTGTTTTACCTCTCATCTCTGCCATCTTAAATCTTTCGGCTGCCTCATTTAAAAAAGTCAAACTTGGATAACCTTTACACGCTCCCAAAGTAACATCCAATCTTTTGCAAGGTTTCCCAAACACTCCTTGCAATGCTTTCTTTTCAATAAATACCTCTGGATAATACTGTTGATTTTCCCATCTGTTTTTGCTATAATTACGCATCCACGCTTTTAATTGATATTTTGCAGTATCAACCTTATCATCAACATCTGTTTCCTCATAACGAGTTGAGCCAATCATTTCTCTATCATTATCGCTGAAAACGTCAAAATCAATCAATCCATCCCATCTCGCTTGTATCATAGCATTAACAACTCTCTTATAATGCCTATCGGTATTTGTCATTCCAATTCCTACCAATTGGTAATGTAATCCTCTAATTGTCAAAATTCCTTTTTCATATCTCTGGACTATCTGTATTGCATTTTCAGTAATCCAACTTTTTTAGTACATATCTCTCTTTGCCATCTGTAAAATTATTTATTGATTAAACTGTTTGGGTCTTCTATATAAACCCCAAAATTAACTGCTGCGAAATCTTTTAATTGCTCTATAAAGAAAACTAATTGTTGGTTATCCATATCCTCCAACTCAATAATTACGCTCTCCCATTTTTTCTCCTCAAAATTGTAATCCTCTTTTTTACAAATTGGACTTGCTGACCTTAAAACCAAATCAGTCTCCTCTGCTGTGTACCTATCTCCTGCATCAAAAAACGCTCTTTGCATATCTGGTACAACTTTCTTTTTGTAATAAACGATTAACGGAATACTTAAAGGTTGATTTTTATGGACTTCAATTTTTAAAGTAAAAAACTTCTCTGGCCAAGTCTTAAAAAACTCCTGCATCTCCTGTTTATTTGCCATCAAAAAACTCCCTTGCTTATTTGATTGACCATATAATAAAACATCTCTCCTTTTCATTACGATAATTGTTTAGTCATAAAATCCAAAACTCCATCCATTTTCTTAACATACCAATCCTCCCAATCCTCATCGGTTACATTGTTATGCCAATACTCATAAAGTTTACCTCTTAATTTTTTGCTTGGACTGTGTTTGCCATACTCAACTCCCAAATCAACATCTTTAATTGCTCTCTCAATTCCCTCCTTTTTAAAATCTTTCTCAAAGATTAAAATGCCTGGCGAATTTTCCATTGCAATTCTATCAATGTTCCCAATATTTTCTTTAGTGGAAAATGTTATTGTGGTTTGGGTTTTCTGGTCTTTTGTGCTTACGTGCTTTACTACTAATTTAATCATTTGCTCTCGGTTTTTAATGGCACTAATTTAAACATAATTTTTAATATAATTCAGCCTTTAAAATAATTTCTATCAACGCTGTTCTCATTCAATGGGCAAATATCTCCTCCTGTCCTTTTATCAACCGCATCAATATCGTGTGTGCAAACTCCATTATAAAACTTGCAATTTTTCATTCGGCACATATTGAACTCTGCCAAATATTTTCTTCTTTGTATGTCCTCATCTTTAGAAACCAAGTTTTGGCTCTCTTAAATCTTTAATAAAAGTGTCAACCTTTCTCTCTGCCTCTTTTGACCTAATCAAAACATCTCTATCTCTGGTCTTGAAATATTGCTTTTGCAACTTTCTCATCTCCTCAACTAACTTAATGAAATCATCCATACTAAAATAATGTTAACTGCTCTGCAACAGGATTTGTAATTTCTTTTTTTCTTTCCAATAACATCTTTACAATTTGCTTACTATATTTCTCATTGTAATTGCTGTCTTTTCCAAATTTCTCTGCATCCTGCTTTGCCTTGTAATGCCTTGCCAAAATTCTCTCAATTCCAGATAAAATTGCATTCTCTTTATTCTCAAATATATCTCCATACTCATTCACATCTCCTCCTCCTCCAGATGTTCCTGTTGAGTAACTTACTCCGATTGCATACAATCCATTCTTTCCTCTACCAATATCAATGTGGTTTTGCGCCCAACTCTCTTTGTTAGCCTTGAACTCAACCACCTCTCTCTCCAACCAATCAACTTGCTCAATCCATCCATACTCACTCAATTTAACCTCTGTAAAGCCAAGTTTACTATTCCTTACAAAATACGCTCTGTAATTCATTACGGTATGCCTTGGGCTTTTCGTTCCAAATTGTTCATAAACGTGGATATTATTATGCACTTCTTTACTCTCCAACTCTTTTAAATAAGCATTTGCAACCTTGGTCTCATCTTTAGAAACATAAGAAGTTTTTAGCCAATCCTTAATCCAATCAATTTTTTCCGCTCTCGTTAATTCCATTTTATTCCTTTTTTAATTACACGATATTTCACTAAAAATAACTGCGGATAAAACCACATTAAAACGGTGGTTTATCCTCTTATTAGCTGCAATTGCTCCATACTGCCTCAACCGTCTTTACCCTTTGCCCTGTAATTTCGGTAAGAGCCGTAAAAGGTAGCCAATCAGCTTTTGTGTTTTC